TATCTTCATTGGAGACAATGCATTCGGTCACGCTATCTCACTTCCAGTTGAGCTTCGTGACGGCGGTATTCTTGACTTCGGTCGTGAGCACGCTCTTGCTTGGTACGCAATCTACGGTCTTGGTCTTATTACTGACCAATCTGTAGTTATCGCAGAAACCAACTAATTTAATACCCGGGGGAGAGACCTTGAAGCCTCTCCCCCACCCTAACTAACATAACAGGAGAATAACAATCGTGGCAAAAGCAAAAGTAACAGATGTAACCGGCCGTGTCCGTGAGCAAATGATTAAGGATAGCGCTGAAGCTTTAGCAGCTCGTGCAAACGAGATTTCGCTAGCTACAGCAACACAAGAGTACAAGGATGCAACTGAAGTTGTAGACTTGTCAACACCATCAGCACCAACCGTTATTGATGAGGTTGAGAGCGTAGGCGTTAGCCTTGCTGATGATAGTGTCATCGTACGTGTCGCAGAAGACATTGAAATGATGACTGTAGGAGCGGGCAACCATTATTCTTTCCAAACAGGTAAGAAGTACAAGGTGCCGAAGCATGTAGCAGCACACCTTCAAGAAAAGGGCTACTTGTACGACCGTTTGTAAGCTGCACCCCTAGATCGCTAAACTCCAACAAACGCCCTCCTGTTGGAGTTTAGCCCATTTAAGGCTGACTAATCATCAGCTTTATAGGATGATTACTACATTAATTTACTGGAGGTTCTGTGGCAACTTTAAGCGCTCTCTCTGACCGTTTACGTGCAGAACTTGGCGATACCGCCAGATCCTTCGTAGACACTCTTACAGGTGACGAAAGTACTGTTCGCTTTCAAATGTCTCAAGCCCCTGTACAGGGCTCCACTCTTTCTATTCAAGTAACTACCCCAGGCTCTACAGCCACAGTTACGGGCGCATCTGCCGCCCTAGGTATTGTTACCTACACCACCATATCTAACACATTTGCTACAGGACAATTAGTAACAATCACCGGTCTTAGCACATCAGCATTTAACCTTACCAAAGTACTTATAACATCCGCTACCAGCACATCTTTTACAGTGGCTAGCAGCGCTACCGGCACAGCAGTTACCAATGCATCTGCTCAGGCAGTGGCCGGAACTAATACTCAAGATGTTTCCTCTACCGCAATCGTAGAAGAGGGCACAGGAGTTCTTACTTTGGCAGTGGCCCCAGCAACCGGATCCATTATCAATATCTCTGGACAGGCCTACCGTTACTTTACTGACTCTGAAATAGCTTATTACATTAATACGGCGTTCTCTCAGCACACCAGTACAGAGACTACCAGCCTAGGAAGTAACATCACTCAACTGGCATTCCTACCGCCTATTGAGGAATACCCCCTAGTTATTCTTGCCTCTACGCTGGCCCTCTATACGCTAGCTAATGACTCAGCTTTTGATATTGACATTATCTCTCCAGACGGTGTTTCTATCCCTCGTTCTGAACGTTACCGTCAGGTTATGGAAATTGTTCAGACCCGTAAAGAACAATACATTGAGCTTTGTAAGATGTTGAACCTCGGACTCTATCGAATTGAGGTCTTTAGTCTACGTCGCATCAGCCGTCTTACAAATCGGTACGTACCTATCTACAAGCCTCAAGAGATTGATGACTGGTCACTACCGCAACGAGTCATGCTCCCTACCCCTACATATGGGGACGTTACTCCTCCAGAGCCAATTATGGTTCAGGATCTGGAAATGTACTCAGGAGACGACTTCTCTATGGAGTTTGGCTTCAGCTTTGACCTTACTAACTACACGCCTAAATCAGAGATTGTTCTTTACCAGAATAGTGAATTCTCTCAAGTTGGCCCAGTTATCCTAGGTACCTTTAATATTACTAAGGTAACCCCACAAGGCGCCAGTGTTCCAACACTTCTACAGATGACTCTTCCAAGCAGTGTCACAGAGATGCTTCCAAAGGTCTCTTACTATGATCTACGACTTACCGATCAGAATGGTCTTAAGAAGACCTACTTTGGCGGAAAGGTCTATACCTTCCCATCCGTAACCAATTCCTATAATTATGCGAGTTCAGTATGAGCCCAGTAGTATGGACCCCCTCGGGTACCTCCGCCCAGACAGTAGTAACCTATGATTGCAGTGGCACAGGCACCTGCACCTGTGGAACCTGTACCCAGCCAGCAGTAACCATTAATGAACCTGCTGCCATTACCCTAACTAGTCAGACCCTTGCGGTACCGGCTATTGCCTTCCACTATACCCAGCTCATTCCTAGCAATACCTGGGTAATTGCCCATGATTTAAACTTTTATCCAAACGTAACTGTTGTAGACTCAGCAGGTAACATAGTAGAAGGTAACATCTCCTACACCGATTCAAACCACCTGACCTTAACGTTCACGGCGGCTTTCGGTGGAGATGCATACCTTTCTTAAGGAGATAACAAATGTCACGTAGCTTTCTAACACCGATCAATCTGAATCAAAATGAAATTCAGAATGCTCGTATTCAGAACCTTGCTACAGCGCCATCTAGCCCTGTAACAGGTCAGATTTACTACGACACTTCTGTAAACCAGCTTAAGGTTTATGAGGGCAGTGGCTGGGCTCCTGTTGGTGGAGTTGCTACTGGTGCCGGCGCACCCGCAACCTCGCCTTTATCTTCAGGCTCAATGTATCTTGATACAACTAACAGCCTTCTTTATGTTTCTAATGGAACCTCATCAAGTGCTAACTGGATTCCAGTTATGCCTTATGGCCTTACTGCAGATATTGCTAATCTTAATACTGCTAACGCTTCTGGTTCCTCTCTAAAGGTAGCTCGTGCGGACCACGTACATCGCCATACAGATACCGATCACTCTGGAATTCACCTTAATGCGCTTGCTACTGCAACTGGCTCTTACTCAATGGGTGGCAATAACCTAACAAACCTTGCCACACCTGTTAACCCAGCAGATGCAGCTACTAAGGCATATGTAGATGCTACCGCAACTGGTCTTAGCATTCAAAGTTCTGCCGAGTATTTAATTGCTGGAACTATCGCAGGTACCTATACAGCAGGAACAACTGGCGTTGATGGTGGTACTGGTGTTGGCGCAACAATTACCTATTCTTCAACAGGCTCTACAACTATTGATACCGCTGCATCTCCTCTTAAGCTTAATGACCGTGTACTTGTAATCAACGGTGTAACTGCTTACTCTGGTGCATCATCAATTGTAAACGGCCTCTATACAGTAACAACTGCGGGTACATCCGGAGTTGCTACAGTGCTTACCCGTTCTACAGACTACGATAACCACATTGCTGGTCAAGTAGACGCAGGTAACTTCGTTTATATTGCTGCAGGAACTATCTATGGCGGAACTGGTTGGGTACAAACTCTTCCTGGAACAGCTACAGACGTTGGCAATGGAATCAAGATTGGTACCGATCCACTTGATTGGGCACAGTTCTCTGGTCCAGGAGCGTACACAGCCAATAATGGCGTAAAGTTAACCGGAACAGTCTTTAGTTTTAATCCACTTTCAACTGGTGGTTTGACTACTGGAGTTTCTGGAGCTTCCCTACTTCTTGCTACAAACTCAGGACTTGCAACATCTAGCAGTGGTGTAGGAGTAACCTCTGGTCTAGGTATTACCGTTTCTGGTGCAGGTGCTGCGGGAGCAGCTACTGCAAACCAGGTAGCCATTAACACCGACGTAGTAGTTCGTAAATATGCTGCTACAATTGGTGATGGAACAACAACATCGTTTACAGTGACACACAATTTGGCAACTAAGGACGTGCAAGTTACCCTTTACGATACGTCAACCAACGTAGAGTACACGGCAGACGTTACGCATTCGACTACTAATACTATTACAGTAGCCTTTGCAAACGCACCATCTAGCAACCAAATCCGAGTCGTAGTATTCGCATAAGGAGGTTAAAAAGTGTCAAAGCCCTTTTTAACCCCAATAAATCTAGTACAAGCCGCTACTGATCCAGTAACTGCTACAGCTGGAGATATGTACTTTAATACTGTTGATCAAGCAGTTAAGGTATACAACGGCACAAGTTGGAATGATGTAGGAACTGGTACTGGCGGGGGCAATGGAAATGCCGATGCCTACACATACATGGGAGTTTACTAATGGCGACATATACACCGACAGCCACACCAACTTTATTTTATAGGGGTGCAGCTACTACAACTTCTAGCACAGTTTACACTGTGCCTACAAGCACATCCTCTTACAGTACTGTGGCTATTTTGACAGATATTGTTATTTCTAGCACTGACCCAAATCAACAAACTGTTACCATCTTAGTGGATGGTGTGGTTCTGGTACCTTCTGTCCCTATTTCCTCAAATAGCGTTTTAAACTTTCAATTTCGAACAGTTATGACCACTGGTAAAGTTATTACGGCATTGGCTGGGTCTACCAACATCAATCTTCATATTAGCGGAATTCAGCTTTCATAATGACTATCCAACAATATCCTTCCTATGACAATATAGCCTCTACCCTATCTTGGAAGTATACGGCTTTGGCTAATCAGACAGTGCTTTCTGGATTAGATGATTTTGGCCAAACATTAATTTATAACGCTGGAATAGAACAATTCTACCTAAATGGTGTATTATTAGTTCGAGCAGTAGACTATACGGCTACAGATGGCAGGACAGTAACTATCCCGGCACTTAAAGCAGGAGATTCTGTTCAAATCGTCTGTTGGTCTGCGTACTCTGTTGCCACCAGTTCCTCAGGAACATCCGAGTCGTTTCATCCGTTCATGTTGATGGGAGCATAAGATGGCAAATTCATATAAAGTCTTAGGTCAGTCTTACCCTCTTGCGACTACCAATACAGATATCTACACAGTTGGCGCTGGTAAATCAGCAGTCGTTTCCACTATTGCTATCTGTAACCAAACAGGTAATCAGCTTACCTACAACATTGCTATTCGTATTGGTGGATCTACTTTGGCTACCAGCCAATATCTTGCATATAGCACACCGATTAATGGAAATACCACCACCTTTATTACTATAGGAGCTACGCTAACTGCAACGGATGTGATAACAGTTTACGCTTCAACACAAGGTTTGTCGTTTAGTGTGTTTGGAACGGAGATTTCATAATGTCAGTTTCAAGTATTGGAGCAGCTCAAGGAGGAGCAGCGTTTAGCGTTGCTGTATCTACTACGTATCAAACAGTAGTTTTTACTCAGCAACAGCCTGCTGGAGCGTATACATTTACCTCTCAAACTAGTAACAACACTATGGACCTTTACTTCTTTGGTTCTGGTGGAACTCTCGTCACCTCTACAAATGGTAAAGCAATTCAACCTTCTTTACCATTTAGCAAACTTGTTATTGTTGGTGGAACTCCTGGAGATGTTATTACATTTTCTGCTCAACAAACATTTCTTGGTACAGCTGAAACTTCAGAAACTGGTGCTGGTCCAGTTGTTTTAAGTACAAGCCCGACATCTTTACCAAACGTTAACTCAACAACAGTTGTTACGGGCTTAAATTTTGCATCAAACGTAACTGCTACATTTACGGGTACAGATAATTATGTAAGAAATGCTAAATCTATAGTTTATGGTTCTCCTACATCTATTGTTGTTACCCGCCCAGATACTATGCCAGTTACATATTCTCCTTATACGCTTTCTGTATCAAATCCAGGAGTTACTCCTCCAACAGGCTCTACAAAAAATCAAATTTCAGTA